ACTTGTACAGACTTTGTCACAAGCTCAGGCCATAGCGGATACGCTGCTGGCAAGCGTCAAGGAGCCGAGAAGGGATATTGAGGTTGAGTGGCGGGGGAACCCGGCGCTGCTCCTGGGCGACAGGGTGACGGTCAAGGGGAAGGACTATCATGTGATACGGCAGGAAATAGACTGGCAGGGTTATCTTAGTGCCCGATTGACGGGCAGAAAAGCATAAATTGTAGTGATTCAGAACATAGTCGACATCATGCGNTATTNCTATGGGAAAACAGAAAGGCGGTGAACAGGTAATGAGCAACTGGCAAACACCCAAAACCACATGGGGCCAAGCTGGACAGACGGTACCTGGAGCTACAGATTTCAACAGGATTGAAGGAAACACGCAATACTTAAAAGATACTCTTGATTCGCATAAGGCAGAAAGTGCGTCATTGAATAATCTCGGTCATGTNAAACACGCTATCCTTACAGCAACCTTGGACACAAATTGGTCAGGCAGTGCAGCTCCTTATACCAAAACAATCACAGTCANCGGTATTTTNGCAACGGATACGCCCATTATAGATGTAGTGATGAGTGGNACATACTCGACAGATTCTGCAAGAGCTAAAGCATGGGGCTATATTTACAGAGCAGTTACGGGTAACGGTACTATCACTTTTTATGCAACAGAAAAGCCAACTGTTGAATTACCAATTCAGATAAAGGTGGTGAGATAGTATGGGAGAAGCAATTATAACTAGACGGGGTGGAGGTTATAATGTAGGAGATGAACTTTTGCCTGACAAATATACTAAATCTTTGCTTAATACATGGTATATACGTAAATATTTTGATTTTATTGGTATGGATAATAGTAATATTTATCTTTTTGAAATAGCTTATAATACAGGTGATGGTGAATATTTATATAGAATAAGTCTTTCTAATTTTACTACTCGACATACTACTAATGNTTTTTATGGGNCTANGTTTATGNTTAGCACAAATTATCTTCATTTCTTNGGTANNGGTTCTTATGGTTTTTATAATGAGTATAATAAATCAGACCTTAGTTTAAATTATTCGTATAATCCAGTTAGATATGGTCTACGTGGAGAAGATATGGAATTAGGTAGCGGGAGTGTTTCGGTAGTGGTTGGTTGGCATGATTATGATGAATATGCAGANAATTATGATTTTTATATTCGCTATAAATATTCAGGAACATGGAAATATTGTCCATTAGAAAGATTTGGTTCAAATTATGACCTTTGTGTTTGTGCTAGTGGTAGTTATGCATTTGGTTTTATTGCGCGGTATGGAGACACCAAATTTTATAAAGTGGACGGTTATGACAATAGTATAGTATTAACTAAATCATTATCTTATGAGATATCTGATGCAACAGTTTTGTCAGGGTATATATTTGCATTTACTGCATCATCTGTTTTAAAATTTGATTTAAATGGAAATTTAGTTTCTAGTATTGCTCGTGCTTGTAGATTATTATATAATGATGGTTCATATCTTTATTGTAAAGAAAGTACCAATAAGATTATTAGATTAGATAGTAATCTTAATGTTAATTGGGAACGTACATTAAACAATACGTTAGTAGGGGCTTGTCGTTCGGGTAGTAATTTCGCTATATTAGAGAACATCAGTGGTAATAGTAAAATAAGTCTTTTTAATACAGGAACTAATATTCCCGAAGAAAAGATAACTATAATTGCATAAGGAGGTTTATATATGCCTTATTTATTTTACAAGCAAGAGAATGAGAATAAAGCGTTTGTAGAACTTATCTATTATCAACAGCCAGAAAATGTACAAGATGTGCTATTAAATTATGACGGGTATCTCATTAAAGATGAGATTCCAAAAGAGGAATATTTAGTTGGAAAGATTTCTAAACTCTATTGCAATCCGCAAACAGAAGAGCTTTGGTATGAATATGTAGACAGACAGCTTACAACTGAGGAAATTGCTAATCAAAAACAGCAAGAGCAAGAACAACGCATAGCAGACCTTGAAGCTGCTATAGCTGCTATNTTAGGAGGTGCAATTGAATAATGCCTACTTGGAAGAGAAATATATTTATACGTGTCATAAAACGAAGAATGCAAGAAGAACAGCTAACAGCAGAAGATATACTTGAAAAATATCCAGCATTGACAGAAGATGAGAAAACTGAAATTTTAGCAGAAATTATATAAATAAAGGAAGGCGGTTCCTCCCAACTTAAAGAAGTTGGGTCTCCGTGATTTAATTAAAATATCTAAGAAGGAGGAATAAAACAATGAGTAAACGAGTATATTTAGTAACTGCTGGATGCTATTCTGATTATCGTATTATAAGAGCATTTTTAGATAAAAATAAAGCAGAATCATATATGAAAATTTGTAATGAACCAGATTTAAACGAACTTGAAGAATATGAATTGTCAGATGATAAAATATTTACTCCTATATATTATATTAAGATAGACTATTATACAGGTAAAATCCCATCTTATATAAATAATAAATATAATTTTGAAATTATTAAAAGTAATAGTTTNGATACTGATATAAACAATATAAATTTTACATGGTACGATGATTATAATACTTATCAATCTATACACATATATCGACCTATATATTCTAAAAATTTTAATGAAGAGAAGTTGAAGAAAAAGTATCGTAAAATATGTGAAGATTTAGAAACACGGATTAAATCGCTTAGAGAAATAGAAGGTTGGAATAAAGAAATGATTAGAGAATGGCTGAAAAACAAACAAAATATAATTCCAGAAAGTGAATAAAGGAGGATTAAATATGATACNCGCACTCAAAATATATTGGGACTGTGAAGATGAAGTAGAAGTATATAAAATTTCTGACGGAATGTTTAAAGCAAGTCAAATAATAGATGGAGTTAGAATGTATCCATATATTATATTTGATGATGGAAGGAAGTTTTATTTGGAATATTAATTTTAGCGCCTATTTAAAGGAAAGGATGATGTTATGCTAGGAATCATGGATTATCTACACAAACTATTTGAAAATCACGTAAGGGTAATTTTATCTATGATATGTGCATTCCTCTATAACTTCTTCTTTCCTACCACACACTATCTATATGGTACTATCGCAGTATTAATAATGATGAGTCTAGACCTACTTACTAAGTTATATTCACTTAAAAGACAGGCAGGTGGTTGGAAAGCCTCAGTTGCAACTAAGAAGATAAATAGTTTTTCNCTGTTTAGAGGTACAATAGATAAGCTTATTGTATTAGGAGTAATGATGATAATATGCGGTTGTGCATATCAATTAACTCTGATTGCTGATATTGCAATCTGGTTTACTCAAGTTGTATATATACTAATGTTTCTCCGCGATGCTTTATCCATAATNGAAAACTTNAGAGACGCAGGTGTGCAAAATTTAGGCATGTTTGAAAAAGTTATCCAAAAGAAACTAAATGAATATGTGGATAACGATGATATTACGAAAGGATAAGGAGGTGATATTATGGTAGATTTTACAGATTTAGTTACTAAGTTACTCATGGTTGTAGGTATATTAGTAGCACTAGTAAACATTTTAACTCAAGTCATAAAGCAAGTAACGCAAGATAAAATACCCACTTCGCTACTAGCGCTTATACTATCTCAAGTAATTACCTTTTGTGCATTCTTTGCATACAGTCAAATAATAGGCTTAACTATTATGTGGTTTCATATAGTAGCTACTATAATTCTAGGCTTTATTGTGGCATATGCAGCAATGTTTGGCTATGATAAACTAAAAGAAATATTAGAAAAATTACAGTAGAGGAGCNTATNCCTCTCTAAAGGAGGGATTACAATGAGTAATAGCCCATTAGTACAATACGTAAAAATTTCACCTAATAGTACGAATCCAAGAAAAAGCACTATAAGAAAAATTACTATACATCATATGGCTGGTATGCTATCAGTAGAAACTTGCGGAAATATTTTTGCTAGTAAAGACAGAAAGGCTAGCTCTAATTATGGTATCGGTGTAGATGGTAGAATTGCGATGTACGTAGAAGAAAAGAACAGAGCTTGGACTAGTTCTAATGCAGAAAATGACCATCAAGCAGTTACTATAGAAGTAGCAAACTGTGAAGTAGGCGGTTTATGGCGCGTAAGTGACTTAGTAATGGAAAGACTTATAGAGCTNTGTGTAGATATCTGTAAAAGAAATGGAATTGCACGGTTGAATTTTACTAGTGACACCTCTGGAAATCTAACTATGCACAAATGGTTCGCTAATACAATTTGTCCAGGTCCTTATTTAGAAAGTAAATTTCCTTATATAGCAGAAGAAGTGAATAAGCGCTTAGGCAATGGCAATNCGATTAAGGTAGGAGATATAGTAGTTTTTAAAGGCGGAAAAGTTTATACTTCTTCTAATGCACAAACAACTAATGTAATTAAGCCAAGTAGTATGTGCAAAGTTACTAAAATCTACAATGGCCTTCATCCATATCACTGNGTGAGCCAAGATGNGAAAGGTATATATGGCTGGGTAGATGCAGAATCGATAGAGACTGTTAAGCAAGAATTTCGCGTTAAAGTAACGGCGTCTGCGCTAAATATACGCAGTGGCCCCGGAACGCAGTATCCCATAAATGGAGTAATCAGAGATAAAGGAATATACACCATTGTAGATACTCAAGGCGATTGGGGAAAACTGAAAAGCGGAGCAGGTTGGATTTCATTAAACTACACCCTACGATTATAAATAGCACTTCGCAAAATACCCGAGACATGTGTCTTGGGTTTTCTTATTAAAATAATTTACCAGTTACAAGTCCGTAATTAGGTGCCTTTATAATAATATTATTTATTATATTTAAAACTAAAAACAAGTTAATGTAGCCCCTTTATAGTTTTCACGAAACTATTTACTACTTTTATAAAATAATATAAAATAAAGAAAAAAGGGGGAAATATAATGAATAAAATAAAGCTAGCCACTGCGGCCTCAATCACTGTTTCTATATTACTATTTTCTGCAGCTAAAACATCTAATGACATATACTTTATACCAGTAAAAGAAGCGACTCAGCAACCATGCATCATAGAGACTAAAACGGTAGAAGCAATAAGTGAGGAAGTTGAGCAAGCGCCTATAATGTACGACATCCCATTAGACACTGAGCTACAGAGCTACACTTACGATTTATGTGTAGAATATGGTATTGAAGAACACTATCCATTAATGTTAGCAGTGATGTGGCATGAAAGTAATTTTAATGAAAAAGCGGTGAGTAGAACAAATGATTATGGCTTAATGCAAATTAATAAAATAAATCACAAATGGTTATCTGAGAAATTAGGCATAACTGATTTTTTAGATGCAAAGCAAAATATAAAAGCTGGAGTCTATATGCTATCTACATACCTATTAAAATATGAAGATATTGATAAAGCGCTTATGGCCTATAATCTAGGCGAAACTGGAGCGCGTCNTTGCTGGAATGCCGGTAAATATACTACTAAATATGTTCAATTAACGCGAAAGCGATTAGAACAGCTACAGTCCAAAATAAAATAATATATTATATAGAATATTATCTTATTATTATCTTATTATATAGAATATTATCTTATTATTATCTTATTATCTTATTATCTAAACAATCTTAACCTTCTTAACCTTTTGACGTATTTTAGGGGGTACCCCAAAAAATTTTTATTTTTATAAAGTTTTATTTTTATAAAATTATTTTTAAAATTATACGTCAAAAGGTTAAGAAGGTTAAGATTGTTTAGATAATTAGATAAAAGAAAAATTATCCAAGAACTATTCGACCTTGCAGAAGAAAAGAGGGTAGGTCCTTCTTCTTGAAGAAAATCCGTGAGAATAGGGGGTTTACTTTTTAAAGTGCTAGATATATAATAAAAATGTAAAAAATAATAAGTCGAAAGGAAGGATACCATGGGTAAAAAATTAATATTTGAAGTTACTGTGCCAGAAGGTTTGAAACCCGGTGATAAATTTCAAGCGGAGGTTGAGTTACCTACTCCACCTATGAGTCGAAGAGGCCAGCTGGCTGGATTGGCCTTAGAAGAAATGACTGATGAACAACTTAAGAGAGAAATCATTAATGCTAAATCTGTTCTTTACAAAGCTAAGAAACGTGGAGCCAACGAAGAAACTATTGCTAAAAACGAAGCAAGAGTCGAAGCAGCACTAGCTGAGAAAGCTAGAAGAGAAGCTGCGAAGAAAGAAGCTGAAGCAATTGAAAAAGAAGAAGATATTACTGAAGACGTGCCTGTAGATTCCGAGACTGCCGATGAAATTTAACCCCACCAACCGGTAACGCTGCGTTGCCGGTTGCCATAACTCCATATAAGCCCCCTCATTTTTTATATGGCGTTATGGTAGCCGGCAATGCTATAAGGAGTGGTTATATGAAACGACTAATACATTATAATAGCGATGGTTTTATTCAAGGGACTACGCGCATACAAACTGATGATAAAGATATTTCTNTANTAGAACTACTAATGACAGTANGTNTCGGCGGATTGCTTCTTATTATACTTCGTCACATAGCCGCCATTTTATGTTAGTGCCGATGCATTTTTATCACGCACCTTTCTTTTAGTGCATCGGCACTAAATATTACTAAAATACTGTAGATGCAAAGGAGGTCACGACATGAACCGTTATAAATGTATGCGCTGTGGTGGGAATCAATACACAGCGCGTAGTATAACAGAAGAGGAATGCCTATATTGTGGCGACAAGGAATTGATGAAGATGGAAACATTGGAGCCGGAGGCTGAAGAAAAGAAAATANATATTGCAACTGTAGATAGATGCGTGATGTGCGGGGAAATTATTCCGGAAGGACAGCAGTTTTGTGGGCTTTGCAAGTACAAAATAGAAGAAAATATTTATCAAAAGAAAGGATATAAGAATAGGGAAGATTATTTGGAATGTCTGGCGGCAGACTATTGCGTACCGCTTGACTTTGTATATGCACTCGCCTCTATGTTAGGCGAGAATGAGGATTTTGATGGACTAATTTCATCATTAGAGGACGCGGAAGGGATGTTTGATGAATAGGTGNGTCGTGAAGGGGGCAAAAAGGTGAGCAACAGGATTGTAGTTACGGATAACTATATAGAAATACGATGTGACAAAGGTGACACAGCAACGCTGCGTAAACTCACACAATTTTTTTATCCAATCCACTCTAATAGGTCAAAAACAATTCATAGATTATCAGTGCGTAATTTACCAGAAGTTTTGTGGATATTTAGAGGAATTAGAGAGCATAACATTGAAAAAGTACCATATCAAATACAGCAACACTTCTACAAAGAAATCAGGCGTAGAGAAAATACGAAAGAGCTTTTGAAAAATGGCCCTAGAAAACCTTGTAAAGTATCAAATCAGCTGACATTAAGGGTACATCAACAATTAGGCAGAGAATTGGCGGAGTACCATGATAGATTTGCATTCTATTATGATACACGAACAGGTAAAACACCGCTTGCGTTAACGATTATTAATGATGATATACAAAAGAATCCAACACATAAATGGGTTGTAATTTGCCCATTAATATTAATCTACAATGCATGGATAGAAGATGCTGAAAGATTTTTCCCGAATTTAAAGGTTGTTAATTGTCATGCAAAGACAGTAGATAAGAGAATAGAAGCATTTAAGCAAGAAGGTAATATTTACATTATAAATACCGAGTCTTTCGTACGTTACAAAAAGTATGTAGAAGAGCTAAATGCGCATGGATGCTTTGTAGATGAAAGTTCAAGTATGAAAAGCCCTAAAAGTAAAATAAGTAAGGCGGTGGTAGATTATGCGCAAACAGTAAAGAGGTTTTATCTACTATCTGGTACTCCGGCACCAAACGGTGAATGGGAGTATTATATGCAAATGAGAGCTATTGATTACTATGGCTGGCAACCAAGTTATACGCAATTCAAACTAAGATATTTTGTAAATTTATCATATGAGCCGCAATACGAAAAGCTGGCTTTAAGACCTGATAAGAAAGAAGAACTATATAATCGTATAAAAGAATATGCCTTATATGTAGATAAAGAAGATGTTTTAGATACACCGGGTAGAACATTCTATGAAGTAGAATGCCAAATGCCTGCTGAACTAATGAAGCATTATCGTAAATTAAAAAATGAATTATATCTAGAAATAGGCGATAATATACATATTACAGCACCAAGNATAGGAGCTAAACTNAATAAGTTGAACCAAGTAACTTCTGGATTTATAATAGATACACAAGCTATTCAAGAAAATAAACTTTATGGTACAAATAAACCTGAAAGTTATCTACTAAGTGACTATAGATTTAAAAAGTTACAGGAGCTACTAAACCAAAAA